GGCTATAATTCAAACCGTCAAGTGGTCGCAACACTGGACAAACTCAGAAGCCTTTAGCCTCTGCTTTCTCCCTTCAATGGGACATGTTGCGACCATGGAAAGCAGGAACTAAAGGCTTTTTGCATTCTGGGGCCGGAACCGAAGTTAGTCCGGCTGAACAAGGGACTCAGAACCCTACCCAAACAATTGACTGGATTGGATCTGGACAGGGCCACTGGTCGTCGTCAGCGGATCAATCGAGAAGTGCTACTGGTGGGATAGAGTCTGCAAAAGCACACAAACAGGTGTCGAAGCTAGCGCCTGTGACTCGAAAGGCTGGCGGGTGTAATCGTCCGTACTGGGTGTTTACTGAAGGCGCATCAGGAAGGTCTGGGTGCGCCTGAACCGTTTGGGTTTCACAATAGGGTTAAGGTTTTAAATGACTGTGGTGCTTTTGTTGTCGGTGACATAAAATCCCGGCAATTGAAGGACACACCCATGGCCAGACTCTCAACAGACCAGCGACTTGCAAACCTCCACGCCGAGGCGCTTGCCGAGTTTGACAGCATTCAAAGCGCACTGCGGGACGAAAGAATTCAATGCTTGCAAGATCGCAGGTTCTATTCTCTGGCCGGTGCCCAATGGGAGGGGCCGCTTGCCGACCAGTACGAAAACAAACCGAAATTTGAAGTCAACAAGGTGATGCTCGCTGTGATGCGGGTAATCAACGAGTACCGGAACAATCGCATTACCGTCGATTTTGTGAGCAAAGACGGCGAAGAGAACGACAAGCTGGCAGATGTTTGTGACGGGCTTTACAGGGCAGACGAACAAGCCAGCGTAGCAGACGAAGCCTACGACAATGCTTTTGAAGAGGCTGTAGGCGGCGGCATCGGCGCATGGCGGCTGCGCACAGTCTACGAAGACGACGAAGACCCGGAAGATGAGCGCCAGCGCATCCGAATGGAACCAATTTTCGACGCTGACAGCTCCGTGTTTTTCGACTTGGGGTCGAAGCGTCAGGACAAGTCCGATGCCAAAAGCTGCTACGTCATCACCAGCATGACAACGCAGGCATACAAAGACGCCTACAACGACGACCCGGCAAGCTGGCCAAAGCTCATCCATCAATATGAGTTTGACTGGTGTACGCCAGACGTTGTTTTCGTTGCCGAGTTTTACAAGGTGGAAGAGAAGTCGGAATCAATCCGAATTTTCAAAAACCTCACTGGGGATGAAGAGCGCTACACCCCGATCGACTTTGCCAACGATGAAACCTTGGAAGAAACACTGGCCGCCATCGGCTCGGTCGAGGTGCGTCAGAAGCGCATCAAAACGCGCAGGGTGCACAAGTACATCATGAGCGGCGGCAAGGTGTTGGAGGACTGCGGATACATTGCCGGAAAGTGCATCCCGATTGTGGTGGCCTACGGCAAACGCTGGTTTGTCGACAACATCGAGCGCTGCATGGGACATGTGCGGCTCGCCAAAGACGCGCAACGGCTGAAGAATATGCAGCTCTCCAAGCTGGGAGAAATCAGCGCTCTGTCAAGCGTAGAAAAGCCAATCCTGACACCTGAGCAGATCGCAGGTCATCAGGACATGTGGGCCGAGGACAATCTGAAGGATTACCCGTACCTACTAATCAATCCGATGACGGATCAGAACGGCAATCAAGCAGCATCCGGGCCGGTGGCCTACACCCGAAGCCCGCAGATACCGCCAGCCATGGCCGCGCTCTTGCAGATCACAGAAACCGACATGCAGGACATTCTTGGCAATCAGGGCGGCGCTGACAAGATGGTCAGCGGTATCTCTGGAAAAGCCGTCGAGATGATCCAGACGCGGGTTGACATGCAGTCTTTCATCTACATGAGCAACTTCGCCAAAGCCATGAAGCGCAGCGGTGAAATTTGGCTTTCGATGGCGAAGGACGTCTACATTGAGGACAAGCGCAAAATGAAGACCATTGCGAAAACTGGCAAGGCCGGGATTGTCGAACTCATGCAGCCCTCGATTGATCAGGAAACCGGGGAAATGATCATGGCCAATGACATGGCCGGCGCAGCATTCGACGTGGTTGCCGAAGTTGGGCCGTCCAGCTCAAGCAAGAAAGCGGCGACCGTGCGCGCCTTGACAGGCATGCTTCAGATGACACAGGATCCGGAGACGATCCAAGTGTTGACCGCCATGGCCATGATGAACATGGAAGGCGAAGGACTGAGCGACACCAACGCCTACTTTCGCAAGAAACTTTTGCGCATGGGCGCGGTAAAGCCATCCGACGAAGAGGCTCAGGAACTCATGGCCGAGATGCAGGGCAAGCCCCAAGACCCGAACGCAGTCTACTTGCAGGCAGCGGCGGAAGAGGCAACAGCGAAGGCGGCCCAGGCTCGCGCAAACACGGTCAAGACCATTGCCGACGCGGAACTAAGCAGGGCCAAAACAGTCGAGACAATCAGCAACGTGGACATGGATTCTCAAAACCACTCGCTCAAGCTGGCAGAACAGATCGGCCAAGTTGTCCAGCAACAAACCACGGCAACCACGCAGCCGTTTTAATGCGTGAGTTTTGAAAGGTAAACATGCCACTTTGGAAACAACGACTATTCGCGCGCCTGATGAAGCCAGTCGATGGCGACGGGGCGGACGGCGGCGGCACTGAAACGGGGGGTGATGATGAAACCATGGAAGGCGGTAATTCTGGCGATGTTGATAGCGATGATGACGCACCTGCCAATAGTGACGATGATCCTGATGACGAAGGCGACGAAGTAACGGTATCCATTGGCGACGAAGCACCGCCAGCGCAGGAAGAGCACACGCCAGCGCCGGAGTGGGTGAAAGAGCTGCGCAAGAGCAACCGTGAACTGCAACGCCAGAACCGCGAGCTACAGGGCAAGCTGCAAACAACCGGGCAGACTGAGCCTAAGCCAGCGGCACTCGGGAAAAAGCCAAGCCTTGAAGACCACGATTACGACGCCGAAAAATTCGAGGTTGCCTTGTCCGACTGGTTCGAGCGCAAGCGCAAAGCCGACGACATTGCAGCCCGGCAAGAGGCGGAAATCGCCAACCAGCAGAAGGCGTGGCAGACCAAGCTGGACAGCTACACAACGGCAAAAACAGCGCTCAAGGTCAAAGACTTTGAAGACGCCGAGGCTGTGGCGCAAGAGCTGTTCAGCGTCACCCAGCAGGGCGTAGTTCTGCAAGGTGCGGACAACCCTGCACTGGTCATCTACGCCATCGGCAAGAACCCAAAAAAGGCCAAAGAACTGGCTGCCATCAAAGACCCTGTGAAGTTTGCCTTCGCAGTCGCAAAATTGGAGAAAGAATTGAAAGTCACACCACGCAAAACAGCACCACCACCTGAAAAAGTAGTTACCGGAACAGGCCGGTCATCCGGGGCCGTGGACTCAACCTTGGAGCGCCTGCGGGAAGAGGCTGCGCGCACTGGCAATATGACGAAAGTGATAGCATACAAACGCCAAAAGAAGGCATAATGCGCGAAATGGGTGCCGCTAGCCCTGAAACAAAATAGCAGTTGAATGGCCTCCGCCAGCCCATTGGTGAGTGAAAGACACGGCAGAAATGCCAATTTTTTTATTCAACCAATGGAGCTATCAAAATGGCAAATGCATTCAGCAAAGAGGAGCGCGTAGCGTTCGAGGACATCCTTGAAGGCTTCAATGACGCCCTCGTATTGAGCAACAACGTCTCGATCTACAACACAGACCAGACGATGATGGAGCGCACAGGTAATCAAATCTGGCGGCCACAACCCTACATCGCACAGTCGTTCGACGGCACCGACCAGACCGCCAACTTTGGCGACAGCACACAGCTGGCAGTACCCGCGACCATCGGCTACAGCAAGTCCGTTCCATGGATCATGACCGCGACAGAGCTGCGCGACGCGCTGCAAGAAAACCGCCTTGGCGCTGCTGCAAAACAAAAGCTGGCAAGTGACATCAACGTGGCCGTGATGAACGTGGCCAGCCAGCAAGGCACGCTCATCGTGAAGCGCACGACCGCCGCCGCAGGCTTCGACGATGTGGCGCAAGCCGAGGCCATTTTCAACGAGCAGGGCATTCAAGCCTTCGAGCGTTATTTGGCCTTGAGCACTCGCGATTACAACGGCATGGCCAGCAACCTTGCAGCCCGCGCAACCATGACCGGCAAGCCGACCACAGCTTACGAGAAAGCCTACGTCGGCCAAGTGGCCTCTTTCGAGACTTACAAGCTGGACTACGCCAACCGCGTTGCTGCGGCTCAGGGCGGCGCTGGCCTGACCATCAACACGCTGGACGCTGGCCTGCAATATTACACACCTCGTGCAATCTCGGTAGCAACCACCGGCGAATCGAGCAACGTGGATAACCGTTACCAGACAGTCACAATCAGCGACACAACCGGCGTAGCAGCCGGTGATTGCTTCACTATCGCGGCTCTTAATGCAGTGCATCACATCACCAAGGGCGACACAGGCCAGTTGAAGACTTTCCGGGTTATCTCGGTGGACTCTGCTACGACCATGACTATCAGCCCTCCGATGATCACCGGCCAAGGCGGCACCGATGCCGAATTGCAGTATCAAAACTGTGTCATCAACACCAAGGCGGCAAACAGCGCAATTACGTTCTTGAACACCGTGGCCGCGTATGCAAATCCGTTCTGGCAAAAAGACGCAATCGAAATCCTGCCGGGCCGCTACGCTGTGCCGACAGACGCAGGCGCAGCCGTGATGCGTGCCAGCACTGAGCAGGGCATTGAGCTGGTGATGACGAAGCAATTCGATGTCAACACCCTGAAAACCAAGTATCGCTTGGATACCTTGTTTGGCGTGGTGAACAAGCAACCGGAAATGACAGGTTTGATACTTTTCAGTCAGACATGAGGTAGTTAAACCAGACTTAATCGAAGGCGACCGGCTGCCAATCATGGCGGCTGGTTTTCTCACCAAACAACCTTAATTCGAAAGCACATCATGGCAAAAGTTTACGCCCAAGGAACCCAGACAGTAGTTCTGGCGGACACGTACAAAATCGCGGTATTGAGTGACTCTCCCGTCACCCTTTACAAGCAAGTAGGCTACCCCAATCACCCCGCTACTTGGGACTTGCTCTACACGACCGCAGCCGGTGAAAATTACATCTCTGCGGCAATGACAGCCATTACCAGCATCAGAATTGATGCAAGCGCGTCTGACGTTCAATACGATACCGGCACAGCTCCCGTTGTCGGCGCTCTGACAGATGATTTGTCAGCAACTGATGCAACGTGGACAGTGACCGGCTTGGCTGCGGCTCAGGGCGGCTATGTTCGCATGGTTGGCGGAACGTCCAGCACGGCAGGCAATGCAGGCGGCGCGGCTGGTTTGCTTGGTGGCACTCCCGGCGCTACTGGTGTCGGTGGCGCTGCTACCGCAACAGGCGGGGCTGGTGGTTCCACTTCCGGCAAGGGCGGCGCAGTCAACCTGACCGGCGGCGCTGGAACGGCAGGCAATGCCTCGGGCGGATCTGTGATTCTGCAACCGGGCGCAAAGAACGGCTCTGGCCTTGACGGCGGCGTGTTCAACCGTGGAACAACCCAGTTCCGCAAGCAATCCGCAGCCACAGCGAAGGCGGACGGCGCGGAGAGCATTACAGCGGCTCAGATGATTAACGGCATCGTAGTGTTTACCGTTACCACTGGTCGCACCATGACCACGCCAACCGGCGCGGCGATCTTGGCTGGCTGCCCTACCGACATCGCAGCAGGCGACTCGTTTGACTTCACCTTGATCACTATCGGCGCAGGTGCGGACGACATCGCAACGCTGACAGCCGGTGACGGAGATGTGACCTTTGTGGGCAGCGTGACGGTCGGGCCTTCTGGCTCAACCTTTAACGACTTCGGTACTTGGCGCTTCCGCTACACGGGCGCGAATGCGTTTGTCGGCTACCGCGTAGGCTGATTAACAAGGGGGCGAAAGTGCCCCTTTTTTCAAGGATTGACCCATGCAGTTCCCTCGTTTGGTTTACAAGAGCGCCGACAAATACCAACTGGCGGCAGACATCGAAGCATTTGACTCGCTTGTCAGCGCCGGGTGGTTTGCCACTGTGCCCGATGCCATTGCAGGAAAGACCGCGCCAGCGGTGGCAACACCAGAACCTGACTTGGGGCCGGTTGACGAAGTGTCAGCACCAACCCGGGCGGAACTTGAGCAACGCGCTACTGAGCTTGGCATCAAGTTTGACGGGCGCAACAGTGACAAAAAGCTGGCTGACCTTATCGCACAAAGGAAGTAAAAATGTCCACGTTTATCCCATTCAATCCGGCCTACACAAGCGGACAAACCAAAACATCGGCGGCTCTTGCTGCTTCGTTTTCAATTGCTGATGGTACCGATCAAGTGTGCATCACAAACACTGGCAGCAATATCGCCTATGTCCGCATCGGCTCAGGATCATTTTCAGCGACAACGGCAGATTACCCAGTGCTCGCAGGCTCGCAGGTTGTTTTGACAAAAGCACAGGACGACACGGCTATCAGCCACATTTCGGCAAGCGGGACAACGCTTCACTTTATCTGCGGCAGCGGCTTCCGATAATCCGGTTTTAGGACTCGGAAATGTCTTACACAAAACGCCAATTCGTAGCCGCCGCGTTCGAAGAAATCGGGCTTGCATCCTACGTCTTTGACCTGAGCCCTGAGCAGCTTCAATCCGCGCTGCGCAAGCTGGACGCCATGATGGCCACGTGGAATGCACAGGGCATCCGGCTGGCCTACCCGCTGCCATCCAGCCCCCTGGACAGCGATCTGGACGAAGAGACAAACGTGCCAGACAGCGCCAATGAGGCCATCTGCACAAACCTCGCAATCAAGCTTGCGCCCAGCTACGGCAAGCAGGTAATGCCAGACACCAAGGCCACGGCCAAAGAGTCCTATAACGTCCTGTTGTCGCGCGCAGCCATGCCCATGGAAATGCAGATGCCGGGCACCATGCCAGCGGGCGCAGGCAACAAGACTTGGCGCGGCACTGAGACGCCCTACTTGCGCAGGCCGGTCGATCCGTTGCTTGCCGGTGGAGATGGCGAAATCGAATTTAACTGAGGGTAAAAAATGCCAACAATCAACCAGCTATCGAGCGTATCGTCCTTGTCGGGCGGCGATCTGCTCCCAGTCTACGTGCCAAACAATGGCGATGCGCGCAAGGTATCCATTACGCAGCTTTTGTCCTACTTCCAGACCAGCTTTGCAGCCCCAACGGTGGCGACAAATCTTTACGTCCCGGCGACTGGCTTCAATCAAACCGTTCCAACGCCAGTGAGCGAGCAGCAATGGATGATCCTGCAACCGGCTGGCACGCTGGCAACCGGCACGATTACCCTGCCACTCAATACCGGCGTGGCCGATGGTACCGAGGTGCTTGTCACGTCTACCCAGATCATCACGACATTTACGCTGGCGGCCAATGGAGCGTCCAATACATACGGCGCACCGACCACCATGGCGGCCAATGCCTTCTTTCGGATGCGCTTCCATCTGGCAACAAATAGCTGGTACCGCATCGGGTAGGCGCTTGGGTAAGTCATGCAGGTCCAAATACTCAACGGCATCTATGCCAGCAACACCCCAGAGCTGCGCACCAGCTATCCGGTGAACATGATCCCGGTCCCGAAAAAGTCCGGCATCAGTAACGGGTTCTTGCGCCCGGGGGATGGCATCGTTGGCAACGGCACAGGGCCGGGCGTAGACCGTGGAGGCATCTACTGGAACGGCATTGTCTACCGTGTCATGGGAACAAAGCTTGTGACCGTGGCCAGCAATGGCACCGTAACCACCTTGGGCGACGTTGGCGGCCCTGCAAATGAGCTGGTAACGCTTGATTACAGTTTCAGCCTGCTCGGCATTGCATCGGGCGGGCGACTTTACTTCTGGAACCCAGCGACCGCCACGCTTGCGCAAAACACAGATGCAGACCTTGGAACAGTGCTTGATTTCTGCTGGGTTGACGGCTACTTTATGACCACGGACGGCACAAATTTAGTGGTCACCGAGTTGACAGACCCGTTCGCGGTCAACCCGATAAAGTACGGCAGTTCGGAGGCTGACCCTGACCCAGTGATGGCGCTTCTCAAGCTGCGCAACGAGGTCTATGCACTCAACAGCAACACCATCGAGGTGTTCGACAACGTGGGCGGGGCTCTGTTCCCGTTCCAGCGCATCGCAGGCGCACAGATTCAAAAAGGGGTAGTCGGTACGCACGCTTGCTGCCAATACCTTGAGCGAATCGCCTTTGTCGGTGGTGGGCGCAACGAAGCACCAGCAATCTATGTCGGGGCGTCAGCAACGACGCAGAAAATCAGCACGCAAGAAATTGACGATCTACTTTTGCAATACACAGAGTCACAGCTTTCGCTGGTGCAGCTTGAATCACGCACCTACAAAGATCACCAATATCTCTATGTTCACCTGCCAAATGGAACATTGGTTTACGACGCAGCGGCATCGGCGGCGCTGGGTGAGCAAGTGTGGTTTGCCCTGACCACGGCAGTCGTCGGCTTTGCGCAGTACCGGGCAAGGAACTTCGTTTGGGCTTTCGATAAGTGGCTTGTAAGCGATCCGCAATCAAGCGCAATCGGATACTTGGTGCAGGACACCGGGCACCACTGGGGCGATCAGGTTCGCTGGGAGTTCGGCACGCTCATCGTTTACAACGAGGGCAACGGCGCAATTTTCAATGAGCTGGAGCTCGTCGCTCTGACCGGCAGCGTGGCCATTGGCACAAATCCACAAATCAGCACCAGCTACAGCGTAGACGGCAAGTCATGGAGTCAAGATCGAAGCATTGCCGTGGGCACCACGGGCAGCAATAAGCGTCTTGCGTGGTTCCAGCAAGGTCACATGCGCAACTGGCGCATTCAGCGTTTCCGTGGCGACAGTGATGCTCATGTGTCATTCGTGCGGCTTGAAGCGCAAATCGAGCCTTTGGCGTTCTGATCATGGCCACCAACTCAAGCCGCCTCAATCTGACCCGTGACCAGCTCGCGAGTTTCTTGACCGACCACCAGCAAATAAAGCAATTTGAGATGCTGTTTTCAGCGGTCGACGCGATAGCGCCAAACGTAGTTTTGGAAATCAATATTGCAGTTGGCACCGCGCAGGCAACGGCAAATAACGCGATTGACCAAATCATTGCGCTTGGTCAGGATATGGCCGTAAACGATGCGGCAATGAGCGCCAAAGTGCATCAAGCGATGGATGCAATCCCGCGGTTGGCGCAGGCACTGGAGTTGCTTGCGGCTGCCCCAGTCGCGCAGGCTCAGATGCCACTGTTCGACGACCTGACACCACGTGCTGAGCTTGGCACCATGGCCGCGCAGAACGCTGAAAAGGTTGCCATCACAGGCGGGACTATCGCGGGTATATCGTTCGGTGGGTTCCCCGCTGGTACTGTGTCGTTACCAAGCCTGTACTGGGGGACGGACACAGCAACCGGGTTCTACCGGATCGGCCTGAACAATATCGGCTACTCGTACAACGGGACGAAGTTACTCGACTTGTCGGCAACGCTGCTCGGGGTAACTGGTGGGGTGAGTGTCACGACCCAATTCACATCGTCGGTGGCGACCGGAACCCCTCCGCTGGTTGTTGCGAGCACAACGAATGTTGCAAACCTGAATGCGTCATCGTTGAGTGGTGCGACGTTCGCAGCCCCCGGCCCAATTGGTGGCGGAACGCCTGACACAGGGACATTTACGAGCATCACAACTCCGGGCGGCGCGACATTTCACACCACGAATACAGCACTGACCAACGGTGCGGCGGCGGCGGTGGGAACCCTGCTCAACGCGCCTGCAGCAGGAAACCCGACGAAGTGGATCGGCATTAACGACAATGGAACAACCCGGTACATTCCGGCATGGTAAGGACTAAAAATGGCTGTAACTGTAAAAGTACTCATTCCCGCGAAGATCGCTGAGTCGTCACAGACCACTCAGTACACGGCAACCAATGTCACCACGATCATCGACAAGTTCACCGCGACAAACTACAGCGCTGGTGCTGTTACCTTGTCCGTGAATCTGGTCACAGCGGCAGGCTCTGCTGGTGATCTGAATCTGGTTGTCAAGACCAAATCGCTGGCTGCTGGTGAGACCTACACGTTCCCAGAAATCGTGGGTCAAGTGCTGGCACCATCAGGGTTCATCAGTACCATCGCCAGCGCGGCCACGTCTATAAACATCAGGGCATCTGGCCGAGAAATTACTTAGAGGTTGACCAAATGAAAAACCGTGGGAAAATAAACAAGCTGAGTAAAAACGCTCCCAGCGGCATCCAAGAATTGAGGTGTTGATATGGGCTTTTTAAGCGTACTTGGCGGGCTGGTTGGAAACATCATCGCACCCGGAATTGGCGGTGCAATTGGCGCTGGCCTCGGCGGCGCGGTCGAAGGCTCGGACTCTGTAGATCAAGCATCACAAGCGCAGCAGCAATCGGCGCAGGGCGGCATTGACGAACAGCGCAGGCAGTTCGAGGCCATCCAAAAACTGCTTTCACCATACGTCGATGCAGGGACAAATGCCATACCGGGGCTTGCCCCATACGCGGCGGCAGGCGCGCCAGCTCTTGGTCAGCAACAGGCACTGCTTGGGCTAAATGGGCCGGATGCAGAGCGTGAAGCAATTGCACGAATCAGCGGCGGGGAGACATTCCGGTCATTGTCCCAGCAAGGTGAAAATGCCATCCTGCAAAACGCATCTGCTACTGGCGGACTGCGAGGCGGAAATGTGCAGGCCGCTCTTGCGCAGTTCCGCCCTCAGTTGCTCAGTCAGTTGATAGAGCAACAATATGGCCGCTTGGGTGGGCTTACCGCGCTTGGGCAAGGAACAACCCAGAATCTTGCATCACTTGGCCAGAATGCAGCGGCTGGCGTTGGCAATGCCGGAATGTCCACAGGCAGCAACATTGCAGCCCTCATGGGTCAGCAAGGCGCGGCGCAATCCGGCGGAATCCTCGGTCAGCAAAGCGTACTAAACAGCGGAATCAACAAAGCCTTTGGCGCGATTGACGGGGCCGGTGGATTTGGCAAAGTGTTCGGAAATTTGTTCGGCGGATCTGGACAAAGCGGCATGTATGCAGACAGCTCGCAAATCCCGATGCAACCGGGCGGGGGGTTTTAATCATGGAACCAATCAACTACGCTGCCCAAGTCGCAGACCCGTTCTCCCAATCGCTTGAAGGCTTCAATCTCGGCGCTGGCATGGTCGAGCTGCAACAAAAGCAAGCGCTTGCAGAGCAGGCGCGCAGGCAGCAAGAGATGGCCATGCAAGAGCAGGCGCGTTTCTTTGCCAAGCCCAATCCTACGATGCGCGATGCGCTGCAATTTGCATCAGTACTGCCAAAAGACCGGGCCGATGCTTTGCGCCCGTACATCGAAAACTTCAGCAAAGAGCAACAGCAAAACGTCCTGAAAGCAAACGGGCAGATTCTGTCTGCCTTGCAAGTCAATCCAGCCATCGGCATCAAAATGCTGCAAGACTACGCCACAGCCCAGCGCACCAGCGGCGACATCGAAGAGGCGGCTCTTTATGATCGCTTGGCAGAGGCAGCGGCGGACCCTGAAAGAGGCCCGGGCGTGGTGTTTAAGTCGCTGGTGACGGTCACCTCCCGCATTCCCGGCGCTAAGGAAATGTTCGAGACCATCGACAAGGCCGCAGGCACCGCGCGTGAAGACGAGCAAGCGCCATCGAAGCTCCGGCAGGCAGTCGCAGTTGCAGACAAGGCCGTGGCAGACGCGACCACGGCTCAGGCCACAGCAACCAACGCAGCAGAGAAGGCGGCGGCGGACGCAGCCAAGGCAACTGCAGATGCCAACAAAGCCAAGATCGACGCCCAATTTGCAGGACCACTTGCGCAAGCAAGCCTCAACCTAAACAGGGCACAGATCAGCAATATAAACAGCGAAATCAGCAACCGGGCAGCAAAGTTGAATCTGGATGTTCAGACAACGCAGGCCACTGTTGCCGAAAAGTTGTCAAGCATCCAAAAGAACTTGACGGACATTCCAGCCGATACCCGAAAGCTGATAAACGAGGCGGCAGTCTTGGCGGCAACGTCCAAGCAAGCCGCATCGCAGTTTAATGATCTTGCCAAGCGGATCGAAGCCGAAGGAGGGAACTACGGCGTGGCTTCTAGCGCGTCTGATTTCTTGAAAAAGGCCGGTGGCTTTCAAGGCGGAATGACTGAGCTCAAGCAGGAATACACCCGCCTGCGCAACACATCGGCCATAAAGATGCTTCCACCCGGCCCAGCCACTGACAAAGACATTCAATTGGTTTTGGCTGGGTTTCCTTCTGAAACTGCCAGAGCTGGTGACCTTGCCAGATTTTTGCGCGGAATGGCAAAGTTGCAAGACATTGATGCGTCGGTAGCCAACGCGAAGACAGACTGGTTTGCCAATAACAACGGCGCTCTGACACGGGCAAAAAACACCTTTGTAGCTGGCAACTATGCCACCAAGCCGGGCGAAACATTCGAGGACTTTTCACAGCGAATTGTCAAAGACGTATCGAGCAAATATCGGGCACCTGAGCAACTTGCGGACGAAAAGCGTCAGCAACTCATCGACCAAATACCGACCAATCAGGCACCGGTGGCGGCACCAGCCGCGCCTGTAAACATTCGATCACAGGCTGACGCAATCTTGCGCGGGGGTCGGTAATGGCAACCGCTGACGAATACGCCGCTTGGATTGTTCAGAATTCAAAAAAGCGCGGAACTCCTGAGTTCGACACGGTGGCGCAGGCTTACGAGCTGGCAAAGTCGGAGGAAACAACGGCAGCCACGCAGCAACAGATTGCACAACCACCGCAACAGCCAATCATGGGTGATCAGCTTGTTGGAGCGGGAGAAACGGCATTGACGCTTCTTACCGGCGCAACCGGCGGCGCAGTGGGCACCATTGCTGGCGCTGGTACGGGGCTGGCCCAGCAAATCCTATCTGGTCAATTTGGAACGCCAGAGGCCGTGCGTGCAGTCGAAAAAGCGGCGGCAGAAGGCGCGCAGGCGCTCACTTACCAACCGCGCGGCCAAATCGGCAAAGAGAACGTTGAAACCATTGGTCGGGTTCTGAGCAATGTCCTGCCGCCCGTCCTGCCCATGATTGCAGCCCCTGGCGCACTTATGCAGGCAACCCGCAACGCAGCACCAATTGCGCAGGCCACAGCCCAGCGCGGCGCGGCAGCAGCGCAGCAATCAGCAATGGCAACCGGGAAAGCCATTGCAAAGCCAATTCAAGCCGCCACAACAGCTGTTCGTGAGACTTTTGGCATGGAGCCGCCTACACCTGCCGGGTTATCTGGTGGGCCAGCTTCCGGCGGCGCAGCAGCCACGCCAGAGGCATTGCGCCGTGTCACGACAGCCGAAAGTTTGCCGGTGCCAGTCACACTCACAAGAGGCGCAGCCACACGCGAAGCCCAGCAACTGGCATTTGAGAAAGAGCAAATCAAAAGCGACCTTGGCGGCCCTCTGCGCCAGCGTGCGGAAGAGAACAACCTGCAAGCATTGCAAAACTTTGACGCTTTGGTTGAAATGACAGATGCGCAGCTTGCAGATTTATCCGGCGCGGGCGGCGCGGTTGTCAAATCATTGACGGACGGACTAACGGCAGCAAAGAACAGAACCCGCACAG